CAGTTCATACGCATATCTAATACGTTGCATGATCTCTTGTGCGCCAGTATATTTGTGTGCGGCAATAAGAATGGTTGAATCAGGCACAAACATTGCGTACCACAGCAGATATCCAGCAGCTGAGGTTGACTTGCCTGTCTGTCGTGGCATCAGTGATATTGAATATCTGTAGTTGTGATAGGTGTGAATCAGTCGCTTTTGATAGTCAAACGGATGATACAACATCTTGCCGCGTGTGGGATGCTGAATAAAGAAAAAGTTATCCATGAAATACAACGGACCAGTCACAGGATCAGCACACATTGCAAACTCTGTGAGTTCTTGTTCAGTGTATGTTTCAACTCTGTGTGGTGCTTTGACCAGCACTGTTTCTAAATTACTTTTTGGAGAAATCATATTGTAGTTATCCAACTATAGCTGCTTACTCGGAATTGGTCAGCAGGAACTGGATTCAACATTGCATGCCATTGCAATTTTCTATATCCATCAGTTGGACAATTAATCATAACATATCCTGTATTAGGCAGCACTTCAAACTGATGTCGCAGTGCATCTGGCTGTTTGTAATGATAAAATGCAGTACCTAAATTGACAGCGCCAATCCAAGTCATTTGCATGGCGCCGGGCATTTCGCCGTCAGTGTGCATGGAGCAAGTAAATCCTGGTTCATCAACCCACCATGCAGTGCCTTGATAGTTCTGAACTTTGTATCCGATAGCGTGTCCTATAATGGGCCAAAGCTGTTGACAAATTTGGTCCCATTCATGCCCCCAAGACAGTGCTGCATTATCTATGCGTCTGCGCGACCATAGTTCTTGTCCTTCTTGGCGTTGCCATGGTAGTGTCATCCAATCAGTAGAAATTATTTGATCCACCAACGGTTGTGGAAACACATCCGTGATTGCAAACAGATTGTTGTCTTGATCAACAGGTGTTACTTGCATAGGAATGCCAACTCCGGCCATAAGCGTTCAAACTCTCCAGCTTTGTCTGGATGATATCGAGTTTCGTTATCGTGTATGTGTTTGAAAAATGCTGTGTCAATTTTGCTGACTTTGTTCTCACTCAATCTGTCACGATAGGTGGCCAATGCATTGTCAAAGAACTGTCGTTCAGCAGGGGTAGCAATGTTCATAGCATAGAAGCGTTCAATCTCTGCTATAGCTTCCCGTGCCACACCTGCACCATGCAAGAACGGATCAAGGTATTCAGGCTGAAACAAGTTTTGCCACAGCACTGTGGTTCCTGTATCTTCAGCAAACTGTCTTAACTCACAAATGCGTGTGGCATTGTATATGTTGTATACCGCATGTATACCACCCCATTGACCGTGTGTAGTCATTAGGTGTTTGATCTTACTCAAGTTTTCTTTGATTAACGCCCAGCTGGCACCGTGTCGCACATACTCCACTCGCTCACCTATATTGTCAAAGCTCATTGACCAACCTACTCGATTGCGTGTTGATAACTTTTGAAATATCTTGTTTGAATCCAAGTCCACATTCAAGTTTGTGATCAGCGTGACTATGGCATCCTTGGGTATGACATCTAACAATCGATTGTTTTCTGGCAGCAACAACGGTTCGCCACCCACAAGTGCTACTTCGTGTATGTGTTCATAGTGTTGTTCAATAAAATCGCATACTGAATCATAGTAAGGTCTTGCACCACTCTTGAATGGAATACCCTTAATGCTGGCCCATTTTGAACTGCATGACTCACCGCAATAGTTACAACTCAAATTGCATGTGGTGTTCCAACGCACATCCACAATCACAGGATAGTGATACTGGTCTCCGGCTGTGGCATAATCAAAGTTGGGATTTACATTGTTGTGCCATTGACGTTCTGAATCAGCACCAAAGCGTTCGGCTCGCACACAGTTAGAACAGTATTCATGCGGCTTGCCTTGGGCCAAACTGGTGCGTATCTCTGACATGAGATTGGAATTTAATATTTGTTCAATTGTTTGGGTATTGAGGTTGCCCAGCATGTTGGGGTTGCCAGCACAGCAGGTTTTAACATCGCCACGGGGATTGATATGTAGGCCACGCCACGGAGCGGCACAATAGAAATTGCTCATCCTGTATTTACAGGTGTATTTGGATGAGCTGTGCTTTTGTTGTCGGGGTTTCTGGAGGACAGCAAAATCTAGGATTGCACCATTCGTCTTGGGTGTTATGGTAGTCGTTTGCATAAGCCAAACTAATACCTGCGCAACACAATCCTGCAAACACTATCTTTAAGATATTTTGTATTGTCATTATTCTGATTGTCTGCATTTTGTTGTTTGGCGGTTAGTTACACCAAGATGTTTTGGCTTCGCCGTAGTATTCACGGGCAAAACCTTGTGCAATAAGCATTTGACGCAGGCTCTGTCCGTTTAACAAGACATCTCCTAGCACACGGCCACCATACTTGTCCCAGTCCATGAGTACAACCTGACGTTGTGAAGCCTGAGCAACGGCTGCTTTAGTGAATGCTGAAGCTGCTTCGCCGCGCTGTGCTTCACTAGCACACTGAGCACGATGTCCTTTTTCAGGGGTGTCCACACCAAACACTCTGATTGAAAGTTCTTTTTTGAGTGGAGCAGGCAAGAAGTCTGCTTGAAAAGCCACTGTGTCACCGTCTATGACTCTGGTGATTTGTGCGTCATAGGTCACACCGGGTTTTTGTCGGGGTTGTGCAATGGCCAGCACGGGTACGATGAGTAAGAGTAGGAAGAGTTTTTTTATCATGCTATTTGATATGTGCCAGAAAGATCAAAGTGTGCGCCTGATTGCCAGGCGCCTGTGGCCGGAGTGTTGAATTTCCAAACTAGATCAGTGGTGCTACCAGAATAGTATAGTTTCATGACTGTGGTGCTGTCAATGACGTCTGTGATTCCAGCAATATGGTACAAGGCAGGAGAACCAGCACCGGCTGTTTGATGCAGACTGCCGCCGGCCAGTCTAAATGTGTTTAGTGCGGGTGTGGGCAGTGTAATCTGATATCCTGTGCTGCCAAAGTTGGTAACTCCTGCAAAATCCACATACACATGTATAAACATCAGCGGACCCATACGCACATAGGATGCTGTGGCAGTGCCGCCAGCAAATGTGCCTGATCCGTCAGTAAACTGCGGGTTGAATGTTGTGGTGCTGGTAACGCCAGATCCGTATGCAACCAAATTTAGATTTCCATTGACGTTGCCTACATAGATATCTTGTGTGAGTTGGTTGACTACTAATTCACTAGGTCTAGCAACACCATTGTAATTGCCAATGGTTTCTTGTGCATTGTCTTTCATCACAGCACGGCTTATGCCTGTGATGTTGTCGTATGGTGGGGGTGGATTGGCCATAATAATTCTAAGTTGAATTATTTAGCAAAAAAAACAATTAGCGTGGGTAGCCAACAAATGCTTTTACGGGGCTTGTTTTATCAACAAAGTTGGGTTCTGTACTGTCGGGAGTTGACACCAATTTCTTGCCACCGGGCGTGTTGGTCATGGTCAATGCTTGATCAATAAGTTGTGCAATGTTTGGACTCATACCTGCTACCACGCCGTGTTCACCAAATGCTGTTTCGTCATGCCAGGCTGGAATGCTATCAACAATGCCATCTGTTCCAGCATCACTTCGTGCTCGAGCAAGAGCCACACCAAATCTATAGTTGCGATAAGGGTCAGCAGCACTCAGCCCCGGAACTACATATGTGTAACGCATGGGATCTGCTTGCTCAGGTGGCAACATAGCAGCCTGTTCACGAAGAAATTCTCTTGCTCTCATCGTGGATAGCCTTTGAATGCTGTTACTGGGCTGGTGGCATTTACTCCTGGATGTTCTTGGCTGTGTAAATCGCCTTTGTTTAGATCTTTAAAATTGGATCCAGCGGCTCGGTATGCCATTAACAGCATGTTGTGTTCTTCTTTTGTGTAAGGCGCAGCAATGTCATATCGTCCAGCCCAACTTTCATTGTCTATTGTGGGAACAAAAGTTCCATCAGTAGCTGCGGTTGCCATCATAATTCTATTAAGTTCATACACACGATCCGCAAGATTTTTGTCTCGAAATTTATGTAGACCTACAGTGGCATTTTGATTGCGTTTGCTAATCTTTCCAGCGCCATTTTCAGCAATGAACTCAAGTGCTCTCATCAGGCACTACCATAGCCAATCACACCTTCTTGTGCAGACGATGCTGTGCCAAGTTCTGCGGCAGTAAAGTTAGATCCAGTGACTGTTAATTTATTTCCAGCACCAACATAAATTTGTGCCGAGTTGTTTGCTGGTATTGATGGTGCTGCACTCCAGATATTACCCACTGGTGAAGCTGTGCCCAATGCAGTTGCATAAACATTATAAGTCACTGCGGTGTTGCCTGTTACAATTTCACATTTGTCTGTGTACCAGGTGGCATTGGCCACCGAAGTATAAACGTTTGCTTGACTCATTTGTTGTCCTTGTTGGGTTGACTGACCACGGGTTGAAATAGTTCACGACTTTGATACATCACTCCAGGAATTTCCACAGGTTGTTGTCTCACTGAAGGAATAACTGGAGGTACATATTCATTGGCTTTGCGTTGTGCCAATTCGGCTGCAAGTTCGCTGTATGGTCTCATCATTTTTTTACCCCTTGTAGGCTGTCCATTGGTTGGTCAAAGCAAAAATACTTTCTTCAACTTTTTTCTCTTTGTCTTTTGCAGCTTTTTTCATTGGCTCTTCTTTGTCGCCATCTTTGTCTATGTCTAAGAAGTCAGGCTTTTTGCCTTCTTTAATTCCTGCAATGCCACGCATGCGGTTTAAAGTTTGTTCAAAACTTTCTTCAAGTTCTTTTTCCTCGGCTTCTTCTTCAGTTTCTTCTTCTGCATCTTCTTTCATGGTGCGTTCCCATGGCTTGAGATTATCTTGTTGAATGCCAGACATTTCCATCATTCTACGAAGTTCTTGGTCATCTTCATATGTGTGTTGACGGTCTTCTTGGCTGGCCAATACTGGTACAGTTGATTGCCCAGTTGACTTAGGACCGTTCAACCCACCTGAATATTGTAGTGCATCGTCACTGGTTTCCTGGTCAGTTGGCCAATCTGGATTGTTTTCGTCCAGAGTTTCATGTACATCACCGCAACCGCAGCTACTCATACCGCAGTCTGCGCATGATTCTTCGCCTTGGTCCATTTCTTGTCCCATGCCCTCACCACCACCTAGTCCTGCATTTTTAAGCAGTCCTGCTAGTTTGAGTGCATCATCATCTGTAGCAGTGATAGTCAAGCTCTTGCCGCCCTCAGTTGAGTCGCTCATGTTCACGCTCATTGATTCAGCAATCATCTTTTCCAGTTCGCGATTCATTGAATCGTAAATGCCTTTTCCATAGCTAAAGCCGCTTGATGCTGTTGGGGTGTCTGTGCCGCCTTGCTCTTTGACTTTTTTAGGCTTGTCCTCTTTGCTGTCTTTCTTTTCGTCGTACTCGATATCTTTGGCAACTTTCTTGCCGGCCTTTTCCGCCTTGGCATCTTCAGAGCCACGCTTCTTGCCGTGGATATCATCTTTCTTCTTCTCGTCGTACTCAATGTCTTTGGTAACTTTGCGGCCGGCCTTTTCAGCACGGTTGTCACGTTTGTTGGTTGACTCTTCGCCCATGGCCATTTCTTCGTCGTCACCTTCTTGATTCTGCATGTAGTCGTCCACAGCAGTCATCATGCTTTCAATCTTGGCCAACTTGGATTGTACCCATTCTGGCAAGTTGTCGTTGTCGCCTAGAATCTTTTCCAAGGCCTGAGCATGCCGCACCACAGTCTTGATGCTGTCTTTGGCCATGTCGCCTTCTTGGTCGTATTCGCCTTTTTCCGCTGGATCAAGGTCGTTTTCTTTGGTCATTAGTTTAGACCGACCTGATGGTCCTTTGGCACCCATTTTGCTGCCTGTGCCTGCTGGTCTACCACGACCACGCTTTTGTGGTTCAGTATCAGCAGCATCATCTGCACCTACTGAATTACCTTGGTCATCTACTCTGCGAGTTACTTTACGGCCTGTGGCAGTGTGTTCAATATCATGCTTGTGGCCACGTTCAATGGATCCAACACGAGGTTTTTCTGCACGTGGCTTTTTCCATGATGTAAACGGATTGTTATCATCTTCTTCGGTAGTTTCTTGTTTGTTGCCGCCTTTACGGAGCATAGCAAAGTCATTAGCATCAAGTTTGCCATTTTTGTTCATGTCAATTTTCTTTTGCTTGGGACTCAATGCTGATTTTATTGCTTCGGCAGCAACGTCACCTAGCATTTCGTCAACTTCTTTTTTGGCGCCGGCAATCTTGTCAGCAAAAGTGATTTTGTCTTTGGGTTCAGCGAGTGCGGCAAATGATTTTTGCTTGGCAGTCATTGGAGAACTTCCTTCGCCAAATTGTACATTGTCGCCTGCTGAGAATTGTGTGTTGGCCAAACGCTTTGGTAACCGACCTTTGGCAATGATAAAATCTAATTCGCGATCAGTTGGTCCAGCCTGTGCAAGATCGTTAGCTAGATCCTGCATAGCATCATTTTCCCACATGTCATCACCATACAATGCGGCAATGGCGTTTAACACTTTGTCAAAATCAATTGGAGCAGTTACTTCTTTAACTTGCTTTGGATTAGGTTCAGCACCAGGCTTCATACCAGTTTGTGGCATGTCCATTTTGCGTTGCAGGTCACGAATCATGTCTACATCGCTGCCGTGACCCAGTTTGTTTAACACCGCGCCGCCAACTTTCTTGGCCATGCTGCCAACTTTCTTGACTGCATCCCCCATGCCTTCGTCTACTTCTTTGTTGTCATACTTGTCATACTTGTTGCGAATAGGATCCAATGACTTGCCTTCACGACCGGCTTTGGCCAAGGCTTCCATGCCTTCTTTGCCGTATTTTTCGTAGCCCTTGGCAGCACGGCTCATGTCGCGTTCGTTCAACTGGCCGTGTGTTTTGCTAGGTGTGGCACGAATTTCGTCCAGTTTTTTGTTTAAGTCGTAAAAAAATGTCATTTCAATTATCCTCGAGGTTGTGCGCCGGTAGCGGGCTTAGGTTGACGCTTGATATTGGTCATAGGGCTTGTGTTGCCCTGGGGAAGTTCATTAGTGGTCTTAGCAGGAGGTGTCTTACCACCGGCCACTGTGAAATCACTGCGGTAAGCATTTTTCAACACAGCATGATTGTACGGACCAGTTGAATAGTCTTTCTTGAGTGCTCGTTGTTCAGCATCAGGTGCTGGATAGTCTGTGTTGGCTAACAGGTCTTTGTTTTCTGTTTCAACTCGATCTGCTTCGTCAACAAGTCCATCTACATATGGCTGTGTTTGCATCACAATAAGATTGGGGTTGCCGCCAAGCATTTGAAACAACTGTTTGATCTGTGGTTCAATTGCAGGATACTTGAAACTCACATCAAACATTGTCACAGCATCATTCTGATTGTTCGGAAAGTCTGTAAGGATCTTTTGTATGGGAGTGGTCTTGGCATCGCCCAATTTGGCTGGATCAAATTGATCCAGTTTTGATTTGAGTTGACGCACAAGATCGTCTGGAATGCGACCGCACATTTTGATACGATAATCGTATGTACGTTCACTTTCTGCTAGATATTTGGCAAATGGTTTCATGTCAGGTTCCTGTGATATATTTATTCTTTTTGAGCATTTTGATTCTTGCCCAGAATTCTTTCCAGCAGTTCATTGCGGCTGAGCACATGGCCTTGACCTTGCTGTGCGGCTGCGCCGTCGGGGTCTTTGTCTGCTTGTTGCTGATCCAATCGCACCTTTTTCATTTGCAAGTCGATCATCTTGAGTTTTTTGTCCAGCTTGGCTGTTTTAGCTGTGATAGCATGGCCTAGCATGTTGCTGGCTACTGAAAATATTTCGCTGGCAAATCTTGAGTCAACTTGCATGCCAAGGTCCATTAAGTCCTTGTAGCTGCCTGTGGCTAGTCCTGCAAGTTCATCCATTTCTGTATCAGTAGATTCCAAACCGCGCACAGCCGGCAAGGCAGCATCTATCTTGTCGATAGCAGCATCTAAGTTTTGGATTATGGTGCGATTTTCTGCTATCGAAGGAACAGCAGTTTCCACTTCTTCGGTGGTAGGGGGTAAATCAAAAAGTTCTTCAAGTTTACGGGTCATGCCATATTTAGTGGCTATGCTTTACCGTTCTTAAACATATCGTCTTCAGTTATGACTCTAAAAGTCAGGCCTTGATTTCTGCACCATTTGGTTGCAGCGTCCCATTTGGCGTAATTCACCGCTACCACAGCACGGTCTCTGGGTTTTTGACCTTCTGTTATGGCACTCTGACCTTTGGGCTTGATTTCAATCAGCTCAGCTTTGAGGGTGTTGTTGCGAGTCTTGTAAGTGATCAAAAAGTCTGGCACATACGTGGTCATTTTGCCAGTCAAGGGATGAAGGTACGGTATGCGGATGCTTTCACTTGCCCATTGCATGATGTTGTCATTGGTGTCGCAAAAACGCATGAAAGAATGTTCCCATCCCGATCTGTATCTGGGCATGCCTTGGCCCACATATTTTTTAGTGTTAATAACTTGGTAGACGCCTTGTGCCCACTTGCTCATTGCAACACTGTTCTAGCAGCATAATAGTTGGGCACTGGCTGTGCATTCACACCCAACAGTGTGGCTCTGCTACGAATGCTGTTTAGATAGTAAGCCATATTGAGAGTCAAAGTCATTGAGTCTACGCCTTGAAAAGTGTCCAACAGCGTTAGTGCAGGAATGTTAGTTTGCTCTGCTACCTGAAACAAACTCACTGTAAAGTTACCTGCTACCCTGGCATCGCCCATTTGTTGTTTGAAATAACTCAACACAATGTCATACTCGGCAGCAGGCACATTGGCATCATACTTGTAGAACTTGTCAAAAATTCTTACAGTTTGATCAATATTTTGATTGGGGTTATTAATTGAGCCAGTGTACATTTGTTAATCTCAAGGATAAAATTGTGAGCCAGGTAAACCAGCTCTGGTGGCTTGAGCATTAGGAAACACCCACCCATCAGCTTTGTTGATTACTGATCTAACAGCACCTGCACCTTGTTGGCTGATAACCTGTTTGCCCAGCGATACAGCTTCACTCTGAACAATTGATTTCAAATTTTTACCTTTAAATGTGTTGTAAGTGGCACCAGCTTTTTGTGCAGCACCAATGAGACCAGCCACTGACCCAGATTCTAAATCTGCCATGATACCTTCTCCAGTAGATAGCAGGCCGCCTTGACCAAAGATGCTGGCAGTGGATCCTGCACGAGCCAACGGGCTTGGAGTTTCGTCATAGTGTGCTGTATCTGGCCATGATATGTTTTTGTCTGGTTTACCAAGGCCACCATTGAGATATTTCACAGTTTCGTAACGGATAGTCATGCTGTGTTGCATGGTACCGCTGCCTTGTGAGTAATCGTAAGTGTCGTGATTCCATGCAGTAATCAGCGGATTGATCAAAATATATCTAGCATACTTGTGTTGATCAAACCCAATGATTTGTATGTCTTTGAAAAATGGTGGCTTACCTGATGCTGTGCTGGTGCCATCCATAAAGTTTTCGCCAATAAATCCCCAATCACTAACACTGCCTATTCGATTTTGTGCGTAGATGTCTCTGTTGTTGTAACTGAATCCATTTTGTTTGGTAGCATTTTCGCCAACGGTGCCATAAGAAGTGGGTGCATTGCTGATGTATTGCTGTGCTGGATCTTTGTAGTAGTAAGAATAATACTGATACCACATCTCACGAATGTTGTCACCACCGTCATCATGGAACGTGATGTTTACAGGTTCGTAGTTGATTTTTGTTTGCACAAGGCGTTTGCGATTGTACTGATTTAATGTAGCAACGTCAATGTTGTATTTGGGCAAGTCAACAGTTTTTACCGCCAAGCTCAGTGTTGAAATTTGTGTTGGACCAAATATTTTAGAATTTTTTAGTGCTTGTATTTCTTCCACGTTCAGGGTAAACTGAACATGGAATAAAAATTTAAATCTGGGTTTTAGTTCGTAGGCATTAGTGCGAAAAGTTTTACTTGCGTGAGTGTAATCACGCAAGCTGTTTGTCGCAGTAAAACCTTTAAGAAAGTCTTGGCCGAAGCTAGACATTGATTAGACCTTACGGTGCTGTGCCGATACCGGTAACAACATCGTTTATAGTGCGACCAATAACACCGCCAATACCACCACCACCTTGATTGCCTTGGTTGGCGTTGTCATAAGAAATGTTCAGTGTAATTGACACTGCTTCGTTGGTGCCATATGCCATTGGGCCGTAGTCGGCGCTCACAATGTAGCAACCATACAGTTCCCATGATTCAAGCACTACTGGTTCGTTGGCGCCGTTGCCACCGTCAAGCATTTCTAATTTGGTCAAAAACTTGTAGTCAATACCAGATGCCGCTGAACTCATTTCTAAGAAGTCCATTTGTTTCTGGACTTGTTCACCAATCAACTTGGACACATTGCCTGATGCGTCATCGCGAATCTCAACAGCAACGTCTGCCCAACTGTGACGACCGGCCAACTTCAATGTTGAGTTATAAATTGGCAATGTAATTGCTTCGAACGTCAAGTTAGGACGAGCAAAGCTCACCACTTGCTTGGTTAATTCTGTAGTTGGTGTCGAAACTCCCAAATTCTCAAACATCACTCTAAAGCGATATCTAAGTTTTGGCATTAACAGACCTTGGGTGCTTGAGCTTTGATCGCTTGCAAGCGGTACTGTCATTTTATTTAATGATGAACTTGGCATTGTGTATATCTCCTAGTTTTATTTATCTTAGACTTGAGGTCAAAAAATAGGGTCCAAAGACCCTATTTTTATAGTCCTGCTGCTATGTCTCCAGTGTTCTTGATACGCAATGGGATGTAGATAAACTCCACAGCCTTCACTGGTTCAATGGCAATATCAACCCACAATTCGTTGCGGTCAATACGAGCTGGTGTGTTATTGCTCAAGTCGCAAACAACCAAGTAGTCATAGATAGCACGTTTGGCAATCAAATCAACCATCAAGCTGTTGCAGGTGTTGGTGATTTCATTACGTGTGATCTGATCGTTAGGTTCAAACAGATACAACTTACCAATTTCTTCCAGGCGTCCACGCAAGAACGCAACCAAGCGTGCAACGTTGATACGATCCAGTGCTGTGGTAGTTGTGGTTGATGTTTTGTTACCAAAGTTGGTAATACCCACACCTGGAATGAATGTAATTGGGTTGACATTCAAACTGTACAGTACATCACGCAAGCCTTGGTTCACACCAATTGGTTGGAACTCACCTGTAGCAGCATCAATGTAACCAATTTGTGTGGCATTGTCTACCACACCACGACGTGTACCGGCTGGTGCCAACCATGGATAACTCACTTCGTCACTGCGGATGATTGTTCTAACCATCATGTGACTTGGTGCTGTTACCACAGTATTACCACTCAAGTCTGTGGTTGTACAGCTTGGGTAGAAAGTAGCGCAGTAGTTACTGGTACTAGATTGCCCGTCACCGGCTATAGTACCCAGTCCGTTGTTGTTGGTAGCCCAAGTTGTGATGTCAGTGCCTGTGGCTGGCAAACGCATTGGAGTGTCGCCTACCACAAACAATGTGTTGTTGCGCTCATTGCTGAGTGCAATCATGTTGGGGATCAACTCTGGATAGCCCGGTGTTGCAATCAGTGTGTACAGTGCAGTGTCTTCTCTAGCACCTTGGCTGGTGTCTATCCCTGACTTCAGTGCTTCCACAACCATCTGCCGTTGTGCCAAGCGACCAGCAAACATGCTGCCGTCTTGCTTGTTGCCCGATGCTGTGAGCCAGGTACTGGTTACAGCAGGTAGCGTGTCATCAGGGTAAGAAGTAGCATTAAAATAATCGCTTTGATAGCTCTTGACATTGTAACCTGAACGGCGTGTGTTGAACAACAACATACCTTGTGGATATAGTGCAGGATCAGGAGCATCTAAATCCAAGTAATTGCTGGTCAGCAAACTCACAATGGTCGGAATTGGATCTGCCACAGGATCTGTGGTGCCATTTGGTGCCCAACGAGCATCAGCAAACAACACGCCATTTTGTGTGACCTGATCTGTGGTGTTAACAGACACCCACTGATCCACTCCACTCACAGCTTCCCAACGATACAACTTGGGATAGTTTTCCAAGTCGCTGGTGTCAATCCATAAATCTCCATACTCCAATGCACTTTGAGCCACATTATTTTGTGTTGTGGGTGCTGTGGCAGCGCAAATTGGACCTGATGCATTGGTTGCGCTGAGGTCATATCCACGCACATCATTAGAAACGTTTTGATAACCCAACCAAGCACCATTGTTCTGAATCATAATATCAACTTGTGTAGCAGTTGAATAATACCACAGTCTGCCATCAGCAGGATCCTGGTAAGGTGCTGTGGCACTGGAGGTGTACTCAAACTCAGGTGCTGTAGCAAAATTACTCAAAATCAACGTGGTTGGTATGGCTACTGCTGGACGGCAAAGATCAGTGCTATTGGCAAATCCAGCAGTAGTAATAGGAGTACCTTGTCCAGCAACTGGAGCCAGGGACATTATACCACCTTGACTGTGGGTAAACACAATGTTTCCTGCACTGTTTACACTTGCTGAAACATACTGCACGTTGGCTGCGCTAACGTCGGTAATAAAACTAGCAATACTAGTTCCAGTTAGTGTTACTGTGGCAGTATTGGGAGTTGTTGATCCTGGAACGGTACCTTGTAATACAAACTGATTTCCAGCAGTAAACAAACTGTCACCATTTGCTCCAGGAGTGGTGGTTCCTGTAACTATGGTTTGACCAAATACAACCTGCTCATAAATTTCAAATCCAAACGACCCAAGTGGTTCTGTTTCACCGGCATTGGCGTTGGCTTGTGCCCATGTTGTTCCAACTGGGATATTTTTGCCACCACCAACAGGATCTAATGTATAAATTGCATTAGCACCTGTGGTGAATATAGGACAACTTTGTAGTACCCATTCTCCCAATGCAGCACTGTATTTTTTTAATTGCAGTGCAACACCATTGTTTGCTGCGCTGATGTTGTTCCATACAGACCCTGTTGGTCTTGGGGATGTGTCTGTGGTTCTCCAACGTGGTGCTTGATAGCTGTATCCAACAAAAAAGATTGGAGCCAAGTATTCAATTGCTGAAATACCAAGAGCAGTACACAATGCAGTGCCACTGGCATTGGGAATAATGCTGACAATACCACCAAGGGCAGTACTGCCGTCATTGGTTGCGTTGTCATCTGCGTAGATAGTAAATGTACCGCTAACTGCGGCTGCGGTTACACCAGGAATGGCTGCTGCATTTACCGCAGCCACAAATCCTGCCAAGTTGTTGTTAGGAGCTGCAGGAACAGCAACTGACGTGCCGTTGATGAAAATGCTTTGTGCTGCTGTGAGTGTGGGATTGGTTACATTGCCTTGAATTGTGGGCCAAGATGTTTGCCAATCTTCGGATCCAACTGCTACCCAAGTATTACTGGCATTTTTATACCAACCAACGTTGCGTAGATCATAGCTGTTGTTAGCACCATATGCTACCACGGCGTAATCACCAATGCTGCCTATGGTAGAAACAGGAGTATAAATGTCAAAACCAGTTATGCCGCTGACAGATGCTGTGACATCAGCTGCATCAGTAATTACCAATGGGGTAATCACAGTAAATTCACCAGTGCTTTGATTCCACTCTTGAATTCCCCACACAGATGTGGAAGTATCCAACCAATATGCCCCATCCGCTGGCGTGCCGGTTGGGCGGGTCAAGCTGGCTGTGAGTTCGGTTAAATCCACATCCACACGCTGAACATAAGCGCGGTTTGAAATGCCCAATGAACTGTAAGCAGCCAACAAGCCGTATTCGTTGAGTTCGTAACCATTGATAGGTGTACCAGTGGTTGTGTTATAGAAGAATGGCACGCCAAAAGTGGCAGTTAAATCACGCTGACTGGTGATTAAATATGTTTTGTTAGCGTTAGCCGCTGTGGTACCAGCTGCTATCCCAACGCCAGTGCCAGAAACTTTGTTCTGCGCTGTGGCAATCAAGAAGTATGGTACTGTGTTGACTGCTGATGGAATATATTGACTTTCGTCAATTACTGTTACTTGTACGCCGGGTGATATGAGAGCCATGGTTGAATCCTTTTCAAGTTCTAATATTTATAGAGACCTTGAAAAAAACAGCCGTTTTGAATACCTTTG